CCCGCCGCGACGACGCGTACGCGCGAGCCACCTCCTGCGCGGAGCGGTAGTGCTGGTCGCCGTGCACAAGGATCGGTCCCAGTTCGCCGTGCTCAGTCAGCACCACCCGCACCCGGCGCAGGTCCTCCCGGGTGTTGCCGCCAGCGGCGTCGTAGATCGCCTGCAGGTCGCCACCGTTGAGGGTCAGCCCTGGATCGACCCGCCCGTAGACCGGCAGCACCTCGCACACACAGCGGTTGTGCAGCGGTAGCAGGTCCTCGGTCTGGTAGGTCCGGTCGGCGGCGACGACACACAGCCCGCAGGGCCCCGTCTCGGACAGCTCTGGATGCAGAACCCGCCGGTATGCGGTCGCTGCCTGCGCGCCGAGGGTCTTTCGGTACTGCTGCCTGACCGCGAGTGTCACGTCGGTCTCGGCGATCGTCGCGATCCGCACCCGCGCCCGCGCCTGCGCGGTATCCGGGCTGTCGCCGCGCACCGTGGTCGCGTAGCGGTAGCCGTCGGCAACCCTGCCGTACGCGTCGGCCGGGTCCTGGTACTCGCGGTCGTGTTCGAGGCCCCAGGGTGGAGACGGCTGCACCTCGCGAGACGGTTCGTCGTGGGGTTGTCCCAGCTCAACCCGCACCGCCTGCCGGACACCGGCCAAAATCTCGTCTGCGAGCTGTTCGGTCATTCGCCGCCGCAGTTTCGTCACGTCCACCGCGCCGGCCGGCTGCGGCCGCCGGCCGGTGATGATCTGCGACGCGCGGGTCAGATACGCGTCTGTCGCCTGCGCGGCCTGCCGTTGCAGCGGCTGAACCACCCGCAGGATCTGCCCGATCAACTCGGTGACCGCCCCGGCGTCCCACCACGCCACGAACCCGACGAGGGGAGCGAGCGCGGCGGCGGTCGCCGAGCGGGTCAGTCGCTGACGCAGCTGCGCCTGGGCCTGCACCAGCGCCAGCAGCGCCGCGATCTGCGCGGGGCTGAGCTGATCGTCACCTGGCGCGGGCGAGGTCACCTCGCCCCCGTGTGGCGCGGGCGTTGGTCCGGCCAGATCAGGCGGCCACCGATGCGCAGCAGCTGGTAGAACAGCGCACCGGGGGTGACGTCCTGGCTGAGCCGCCCGTCGGTAAACACGTGGATGCCGGCGCGGGTGAGGGCGGCGTCGGCCAGCTGCGAACAGATCGTCCGGGCGGGATATCCGCGCTCGTCGACGCGGCTGATCCAGGCGTTCAGCAGCCTCGACTCGATACCGACGTGTTTGCCGGCGAGGGCAAGATAGTCGCTGAACCCGTACGGGGTGCCGACCATGTCCAGCGCGTGCCCGGCGACCTGGTGGCGGATCTGCTCCGGATGCTGATCCAACCGGATGTAGACCCACCGGTCGTCCCAGCGGTGGGTCAGCGGCACCGTCCGGGCGCCGGAGGGCATGGCCTCCACCCCTGTCGGGGACGTGCGACCGCTGCCGATGCTGGCATCGCCGGTACCGGTGACGACCAGGACGTGCCGAAATCGCGAGTCGTCGCCGAGCAGCACTTGGCCACAGCCGACGGCGAAACCCAGTAGCCCCCCGATCGGGCCGAAGCCGATGTCACCGGGGCGCAGATCCGCCAGGGTGGATGCCTCACCAGTCACGCGTCACCTCCGCTGGCTGCGGGAACCTCCGGTTCGGACGGGCCACCCGGGGCCATCGGACGTCCACCGGTGCGCGGCGCCGGTGATGCGGCCGGTGGGCCGGGCACCGCACCCGCGAGGGCGGTGGCGAACTGCTGTTGGAAAAGCGCCTCATCAAGCCGCTCCGTCTCCATCCGATCGATCTCCTGCGGGTTGAACTGCCAGATCAGCCGCATTCGAGAGCGCCACGGAATGTCCCCTGCCTTACTGGCCGCGTCCGCCCGCTCGGCGAGCGACAGCAACTCCGGCGGCGCCCAGATCGGTGACAGCCGGGCCAGGGCCCACCGGTCGGTCGCGCCGACGTGTAACAACATCAGCGACACCACGTCGACCCACCGAGGGCTGACCCGCCCGATCCGGTCGCGGGCCTTGAACGTCAAAGCCTCCCGCTGCAACGACGCGCCCTCCGCGCTCTGGTTGTCGCCGGCGGGCATCATCATGTGCAGCGGTGTGCGCGACGCTGACGCCAGGTGCTGCACGTCGGCAGCGACCGCGTCGAGGATCGGCCGCAGGTCCACTGCCCCGGACTCCCACATCTCCGCACCGGGCGGCAGATGCCACACCGCAGCCGGGTCGGCGACGAACACATCGCCGTAGTCGATCTCCTGGCCCTCGCGCGGGTGCCCTTTCGGGTACACCAGCGGCAGGTTACGCACCGCGCGTTGCCGGAAAGCCTGCATGACAGCTACGGTCATCCGCTGCAGGATCTGGTGGTTGATCCGGTCGAGGATGTCGATGTGCTGCTCGTACTCGCCGAGGGCGTTCTCGTTGTCGAAGCGCACTACCGGCACTCGGTCGCTGGGCAGCGTCCCCGAACGGGCCGGGGCCCATGACCATTCCTGGTCGGCGAACCCGCACAACGGCCCCATCCGCCCGTAGGTCGTGCGCTCGGCCACCCAGACCTGACCCTGTGCACCGGGGGCGAACACCTTGCCCGCCAGGTACAGATACGCGCGGTCGACGTCGTCGGCCATATCATGTTTGATCTTCAACGCGGCGATGAGCCGGCGCGGCTGGTCCGGATCCGGCATGCCAACCATCCACCGAGGGTCCTCCGCGGTAACCACCGCGGCGTCGATGTCGGCGTCGTACCGGCCGACCAGTACGTAGAACTCTGACAGCGCAAACAGGCCCTTGTGGACGTCACCGGAGACGACGTCCAGACCGGCGCGCGTCCACAGGCTGCCCAACTCCGGGTCGCCGGTCTCATCAGCCTCGGCTGCCGACCGGAACCCCGTCAACCACATCCGCTCGGCGAGAGCACTGACGATCAGGTCGGCGAAGTTCGACCGGGCCATGCGGCAGAACGCCTCGTATGCCTCCCGGGCGTTCTCCGCGCCCTGCGGCAGTGGCGGCTTCCCGATCCGGTAGTCGTTGAGCAACTCCAACCGGCTTTTACGCCGCATGTCAGAGAGCTCGTCGAACAGCGTTTTGAAGTACCAGCCGGGAGTCAACGGCCGGTCGGTGTCCGGAATCAACCGGTGACCTCCCTTGCTGGCTACCCGCTGGGCTGTCGGCGATACGCTGCGGTGGCACTGCGGGGTGGACCAAGGTCACTCGGTCGCGCACCGCCGCAGGGGCATCGACAACCGACCCGACGCTCACAGGGTGTCTGGCGCCAGGCAGCGGTTGTCACCGGATCCGTTTGGGCAGGAACCACGCGTCTGCGGGGCTGCCGACATTCGCGGCGATCGCGTCCGTGCGGCACTGCCAACTGAGCACCGCCGCCATCACCGCGTCGATCTTCTTCGACGACTTAGGTGACTCCTTACGAATGTGCAGCCCCGAGCGTCGCGGCTCCCGCCTCGCGTTGAGGGCATGCCGTTTGAGCGCAAGCGACAACCGTGCCTTCTCATCGACCGGCTCCATCTCCGGCGGATACCGCGTGTACGACACCCGCTGCTCAAGGACCGCGGTGTGGAACTCCGCGAGAGCCTGCACCATCTGCGTTGGCCGGTTCGTCCACCAATCCAGCGGCCGTTTCGCACTGGCCTGCACCCTCATCAGATGCCCCCACTGGCTGCCCCACCTGGCAAGGTAGTCAGACCAGTGCGGGGGATCGAAGTAGAAGCCCGCCACGTCAAAGCGGCTCATCGCGGCAGCGACACACGCGTCGACAGCTTCCCGGTCGACCTGCCAGTCATCACCGTCCGGGCCGTCCGGCTTCTCCCAGCAGCCGAGCAACTCCATGTGCCCATCGGAGAGCCGGGTCGCGACGATCGCAGTCGCATCGTCGTTCCATGATCCATCCCCACCGAGGCACACGGTGTCACCGTCGGCCAGCGGCGGCACATCCGCGCGACCGCACGCATCCCACTCGTGTCCTGCCAGCCAGGCATCGCGCGAACTGGTCCGCGCGTTGAGCATGTACCGCCGCACCCGCGCCTCTTTAGTGCGAGTGTCGTACACCTGGTCAACGAGGGAATCCTCATCCATCCACACCAACGCGTCGCCATAGGCGTCCCGGATCGCCACCCGCAGCGCCTGCTCGTCAGCGAGGTCCCCGCACTCACCCCACCGGTGATCGAAGTACAGACGATGGCTACCGCGCTTCTTGCGGCCCTCAGCCAGGGCCATCGCCTCGACGAACGTCTCCTCGGCCGCGCTGCCCGCGCCCGGCTCGAACATCGTCGTGGTCTCGAAATACCACGTGCCGGCGCCGCGCTTGCGCTTCCACATGTTGGCCGCGACGACGTTGCGCATCTCCTTGAGCTCGTCGGTGTCATACAGGTGCGTGTTGTGGGTCAACCACCGGCCGGAGGCACCGGCTTGAAAGAGGCGAGCCCCACCGCTGACGCCGACGCACCGCACGGGCACCGACGCGACCTGCTCGACTGCCCGCACCTGCCCCCAGCCACCGTTGACGGCCGGGACCTGCCAGGCGCCGCCCGCCGACACCATCTGCCCGGTGGTGACAATGCCGGCCGGCCCACCCGGGCGCCGCGCCCACCACAGGTGCCCCTCCGACGCGGTGACCCGGTCACCGTCGGGCAACACCACCCTGTAGCAGACCCGACCATGCATCACGTCGGTGACCCTGACGACCGTAACCGGTACGCCGCCGCGGCCCACCAACTGCGCACCGACGTGGACCGCCGCCATCGTCGTCCAACCGCCCGGAGTACGCAGCGGCGTGTCCAGCGCCAACGCCTCATCCATCGTGGCGTGGGTCTCGAGGCCACCGTCTTTCGACGCCGAGCTGGCAGTCGACGTTCGGATCTCGCCCCCGTCGGCGAGGAACACCTCCCGCTTGGCCGCGTCGTGGCCTGGCCACTGCGACAACGGGCAATCCCGGTCGGTCAGGTTGAAATGGACCGTCCGGAACGTGTTGTTGCTCTGGTTCTCCTCGGTTGCCATGATCCGGATGAACGGGGCCTTGACCAGCCGTCCCATCGGCTCACCCGGCTCGTACACGTACTCGAATCCGAAACCGTACGGGTCCGTGTACCGTTCGCCGCCACGCGCCCAGCCCGCGAACCTCGCGGGCCCGAACGCCTCGAACAGGCAAATGCGGCCTGCGAGACCGCTCTTGTCGCAGCCCTACAAGCGCGCTGCCCCCCACCGGAACCGGCGGGGGGCAGCACACCCTTCGGGCGGCTCAAAAAGGCTGAATCGTACAGAAGGTGGTTGTTGCGGGCGTGCTCCCCCACGGCGTACATGTTGACGATGACCTCGGTGTACTCCTCGCCGTGCACCACCGGCTGACCCTGCACATCACCCGGCCCATGCCGGCACAGATGCTCGATCCACGCCGTCGCCAACCACCCCAAGCTCTTCACCGGATCATGATTCGGCGCGAGGATCTTCCTCCGCGGCATCTACCCTCCCGACCCGTCAGGCGGTCTCGGAGCCGGCCCCCGACTTCCCCGCGCCCTGGTGGCGCAGGATGCTCTTACGCCGCTCCCGAATCGGAATC